CGCGAGGACGTGCAGCCCATTAAATTTACGGGAACTAAACACCTCGAAACCAAACCTGAGGAACAGGCGGGCAGGATCGCCCATTTCAAAGCAGACGGCTTCATGCCGCTAGAGCACAACTTGCTCTATGGCCAATACATTGCAAGACCACAACCGTCGCAGCTGATCGAAAGTTGCGTCAAAGACTTCATTGCCAAATTCACTGGAGGCGATGCGGAAGGTTGGAAACAATGGGCGTATCTCAACTACGCCATCGACCGTGCCGAACTCTCTTTCGTCGCGCTCGACTGGGGCCTCCATTTCGTCGACCATGGATTGCCCGAAGACTCACCATCACTCGGGATGGTGAGCCTCATCGCTGCGCTCTCAGGGCACTGTTGCATTTGCCAGGCGCCTGCCCCTCCTCTTGTCGGGATCGAGCCAAATCCTGGGCCAGGAGAAGGGAAATACGATGAGTCCGACGAGGAGTCGGTCCGAGAGTACGATTTTGAGCGTGAAGTTTTCACGACCGTCAAGCACCGCCGCACCAAGCAAAACGAGAAAAAGAAACTCTATGTCGACTTGGTTGCACTGAACAAGTCGGTCGGTGTTCCTGACGAAGAGTGGCAGCGCCAGAAGTGTGCGTCGAGGACGCGGCGCGGCTCACTCGGCTTCTCAAAATCCGAACTGGACGTTCCTGTGCGTAAGCCGGGACCCCCACCTTCCCCACCGCCGTTGCGGAATGCCGCTTCTGGCATCGTGTGGGGACCAGCCTGCCCTCCGCGGCCGACAGCATCTAGCACCGTGTTTGGTCGACGCGGCGCGAAGGTGACTGCGGCGTCGCGAGGCAGGCCCGACGTGAGCGACAAGGAGGGCGTTAAGCCGTCCGAGTCAGGCGGAGAACCCGCCAAACGTGACGCCATCGACGATTTTGTCGACCAACAGTACGGCCAAGCTGTTGAGTCCGACAAACGTCAGAAGGCCCGCAAGCCCTCGGGCCGGCGCGGCGACAGGCGCAGCAACAATGCTGCGGCCATCGCCGAGTCGGCCCAGGCCGTCGTGAGAGAGTGTGAACATTTCGCGGCGACTGGCAAGTGCAAGTATGAGGACAAATGCAAATACCTGCACGTTGAACGCAAAGCGGTGGCTGCTCCTGCCGAGCCCGCCGCAGAGAAGCCGAAAGCGCCCGAGCCTGACTACGAGGCCACAGTCCATGAGATCGTTTGTGCCACCGCTATGGCGCTGTCCCATAGGAAGTTCGACTCCCAATGGCTCGCGAACTCAGGCGGGGCGACTAGGAGGGCGATTTTGTCGTCGAAGCACCATTCAGTCCGCATGATGGCCGATTTCATTGTCGTTTGGGAGGCTGTGTACTCGAAGGCACTCGAGTGGACCGAAAAAGCCGTTCGCCGTTACAGGCTTGACGCCCCACGTCGTGCTATCGTGGCGTCTGAAATGGACGGCATTGACACGTACGCAACCGTCATGGATGTCGCTACCGCCGTCGGCATGCCCGTGGCTGGAGCAGACTACTTGGCCTATGGTGCGCGTATCGCCGCGGCGAACGTGGCGGTCAAGGCGGTTACAGCTGTTGCGAGCGTGGTCGGCGGCGCCGCGGGGAACCTCGTCTCGGAGGCGTTCACGCCTGATCCCGACCGTGTGGAAAGCGCGAACAACCTCGAAGACCACCTGTTGCTGACCTTTCGCGCACGTGAGCTCGACCACAAGTTGGCCGAGCAGGGCATTTACGTCGCGGAATCTGACGCACCGCTGCTGCGCACAACCGGTGAGCCTTTGAGGCAGCTTGTCACCGAGTGTGCCTTCGAGCGTGGGTTTGTTGCACCGCCGCAGGAGGCGTCGGCGACCATCGACATCGTCGACGTCGGTTTTTGCCGCCCGACCGTGGCCGCCGTTTGCGGCCTGCCTGCGTTCGAACCTTTTGACGAACCGATGCATCGATCCTGCCGCTTGTGCCCTTGCAATGAGCTTGCCGCGTTCCTTGGGCGAACTGGAAAAGCATCGACGCGCCCGACGGCCGATTGGGGTGTTGCAGTCGACCGCCTCATGCTGGAGAAGCCCATCGAATACTATCTCCAGGAGGTCCTCAACACGTTCCCGCCGCAGAAAGCTAATCTTTACCGCCTCGCGGCACTCTCAGACAAGGTAAAACAGCAAGCCAAGTCTTTCGTGAAGAAAGAGGTCGTCATATCGATGAAACAAATCGTCACTCCACGCATGATTGCGGGTGACGATGAGACCGAGGCTGTGCTCTACCTTGCCTTTGGGAGGGCCCTCAAGTTGGCCGCGAGGGCGTTCCTCACCATCGAATCCGACGTTTTCTTCACGTCTGGTAGCGACTCGGTGGAGATAGGGTCATGGATGGACGACAACGAGGACCGCCAATTGGTTGAATTCGACATGGAGAAATTCGATTCGACGATCTCCACGAGTGCCCTCCTCGCGCTTTTGCGCAAGTATGCGGAGTGGGGCATGCCCGAGAATCTCGTCAGCTTGTACAGGGAACGCGTTAAGTGTACCCGTGCGCGCGGCAAGTACTATCGATGGAGTATCGTCGGCACGAGGCAGAGTGGACGCTTCGATACGACGATTGGCAATTCGCTCTTGATAGCGGCAATGCTGCGTGACTTGAACGCGCGTTTCGGATACGGCATGCGCGCGTTGTCAACGGGTGACGATCTAGTCCTCAGTTTTCCGCGCGATGTCGACGTCGATCTTGGCAGACTGGTTGGCCAGATTTTGGAGTATGGCTTCGTTGCTGGCGGGGATTTTGTCACTCCTGCCACCGCGACGTTCTGCTCCGCCTCATTTTGCCCGATCGGCGACGCAACCGTACTGACGCCACTGGCCGCCCGTCAATTTAAGTCGTACTACCAGGACTTTTGCAACAACAACAAAATGCTGTTCGACTCATGGGCGGAGCATGCTCGTGACGTGGCCGTTTGCCATTTGGCCGTCGCGTCACACCATCCCATCATCCGTTCGTTGTCGCATGGCGTCTTGGGGAGGCCGTTTGACGTGCACATGGGTGACCAGCATCTTTCATTCTTCGCGGCACGTTATTCTTTGAGCTGCGAAGATTTTGTTGGGCTATGTGAGAGGGTCCACCAACTGAGATGGTCACAAGCAGACATTCGCTGCATCTTCACAGGCGACGGAATCATTGGCGGTTTTGCGGCGAACACTCTGCCAGTGGCCTCGATGCGTGCGCACGACATGGAAACGATCTATCGTGAGGCGCGTGTAGAGGAGCGGCTCAAGCGCGCCGTCCCAGGTTTCACCGGGAAACTCATTGACCACGAGATCAAGCGAGCGATTGCGCAGGGTTTGCCGCTTTGGACCCACGACTACATTCGCTCCATGCACGAGTACTACGGAAACCTACCTGAACAGGAGGCCGTTGATGCCCACGCCTTGCACAACCTGGCGGTCTACCGGAAGACTTTCCAGGCGGTCGCTTTATCCGCGAACGGCCCCATCGAGCGCACCGTGCTCGATGTTGCGAGGGTCGCCGATGACGTGGTGCGCGACGCCAAAGCGATGTTTGGTGGTGGTTCGATGCTCCAAGACCAATCGCGGAAAAAGCCCAAACCGAAGCTGTCGAAGCATGCGGAGTCGATGGTTCCACGCGACAAGAAGAAAAAGGTTGACCGTAAGCAGCATGCACGCAAGTCGAACGTGCCAGCCTTCATTGGCCGCAGTAGTAGCAGCGACGTGCGCCGCCAGGAAAACTCTCCCTCAATGGTCATCAAGCATGCTGAGAGTCAAGGCACGCTCACCGGTAGTACTGGATTTTCGATTTTCGACGTCTTCCCAATCAATCCTGGCTACCCTGGAACTTTCCCGTGGGGTTCGACGCCGATGGGTGCGTACGAGATGTACCACCACAACGATGTCGAATTTTGGGCTGAGTACATCCCATCGTCCGGCCCGACGATCAGTGGGTCGAATCCCGCGGTTGGTACCGTCACGATGGCTTTCCAGTACGACGAGGGCGACGCAATCTTCCTCAACCAAGTGCAGATGGACAACTACGACGGGGCGGTCACCGGAATAGCGTCCCAGCGGTTGGTCTGCCGGCTCAACAAGAACAAAGTTATTGCCGGCAAGCACCTCAAGGTGCGGACTTCGAGCGTCCCAACCGGCTTTGACCCGACCTTGTACGACTGTGCTCGTTTTACGATAGCCACGAATGGGCAGCCGGCCTCGAACAACGTCATTGGCAACGTGTACTTCCACTACCGTTTCCGACTTGACACGCCGCGTGACGAGATTGGCACGAACGGGTCAACTGGCTCGTACGGCCACTTCCGCACGCTCAACGCAGCGACCACGGCCAGCAACCTCGGCACTGTGCCTGGGAAGTGGACCGGTAACATTCTCGGCCAGGTGACGGGCGCAGGCGGTGCTTTCCACACCATCACCTTTTCCGAGTCACTTTTTCCGGGCACCGGCTTACCGATCGGATCGTACGTCGCAGTCTTTACGGCTTACTATTCTGGTTCAACGACAACAACCACCGCTATGCCAGCGCCGGTGTTTGTGGGAGCGACGGCTCTCAATGCGTTTGACAATGATGGCGAGTCAGTTTATGGGCTGCCTGCGTCTGGCTCGGCTGCACAGATGCAAACGAGTGTGACCACCGCTTTCACGGTCACATCAACGAATCTTTTTTCTATCGACTTTGGCACCACCGGTACTGTTACGTCCGCTGCTGCGGGCTCGAATGTCGATGTCATGATCTACCCTATCTCCACCGGTTTCACGTTGGCGTGTACCGATGTTGAAGTCACCAGGGCTGATCTTGGCCTGCGCGAGAGCGCGAGCTACCGTGCGTTTTGTGAGGCGAAGCACGATGACTTCATCCGGCGTAGCGGGCCGCTTGAAACACCCCTTGCCCAAGAGAGCAAGGAAGACACCTCCGTGGATACGGAGAGCGTGTTCGAAGAAGTCGACGCCCAGAGCACCTACGATAGGGGCCTGCTCCGTGCCCTTTTGCGTGAAGCGAATGGACATTTGAGTGCTGGCGACAGGCACGGCTTCGACGAAGCGACGCGCATG